TAACTGCGGCGACCGCGGATGCTGCCGGCGTAACCGTGATTTGCATGCGCACTGTGCCGTTGGTCGCCGTGCTCGACGCGTAAGTTCCTCGGACGTCAGGAGTCGTAGATGTTTGCGTCGCCGCGGTCGAAGCCAGAGTAGTATTCGCGGAAGACAAGGCCACTATGACGGCACTCGAAAATGCCGATGCAAGAACGCTGACTGTGGCGTTTTGTCCGGTATACGAAGCCGCCAACGGAAACCCGTAAATATCCCCGAAACCAATCAAAATGCCAGTAGAAGTCGGCGTCGTAGTGTTTGTGACCGAAGAAACGTATTTGAACGCCTTCTTGCCGGCGAGATTGGTTGAACCGCCCGCAATCGTCTCAGTCACCTTGAAACCGTAAATATCGCGCCCGGCAATACTGTACGATCCACCATCAAGATTACTGGAAGGTTTGATGGTTACGTTGCGCCCCGCACCAGCACCAGGATTCCACATCGCAACGCCGCCAACGCCAAAAGGCAGCGTGACAGCGGTGGAATCGATGCAAAGCAGCGTTTCCGAAACCTTGCCAGTTTCAGGCGCGGTGATGGTAGTTTGAGTGACCCCAGCGCCCGCGGACAGTGTGAAAGTGGTCACGCCGCTTGACGTGGTGCTGACCAGAAAAGCCGAACTGTTGACGGCGGCTGGCACAAAATCAACCGTACCAACCCCGCCGTAAAAACCAACCGCCGGAGCAGAAGGACTGCCGCCCGGATCATATTGGTAGGCAACACGCGGATCGGACATTGCAATGCCGAGATCGAACAGCGATGGCGCTCGCTGCTCGTTGTGTTCCATGTCGTTTCCAAGCAGGCCGGTGCCGGCCGAACTCGTCATCGTGACCCCGAACGCTACGAACGGGCCGGAAACAGCAGAAATCGTCATGTTTGTTACTCCCTATCCGGAGGGCCCTTTTAGGAAGTCGGGAACGACCCGTACACATGCCGCCAATCGTAGTAGGTCGGGATGTACCTTTGATAGCCCTTCACCAGCAGATTGTCAGTGGTGAATTCCACACTCATGTCGCTCTCAAACGCCTTGCGCTGGAAGAACACAAGCCCCGCGATGTTGGTGCAGACGAACCAGGCATATGGCGACGTCAGATAGTCGTACACCATGTAGCCCTTCTTGAAGGACTGCTCCATCTCGCGCACGGCGTTGATGTCGTTGTTGCCGGTGCCAACCCGCAATTCCGACCGGAACAGACGAGCTGCTATCGGTTCCAATCCCGCCGGGACGATCAGATGTTCGCCGCGAGCGTGAATCTTAAGGCCGGCGTAGTTTTTCCAGGTCGACCGGATGGTGATTGCTGCATTGAGCAGCGACGTCTCATTGAGAGACTGATCCGGGGACGGTTCGTTGCCGATTGAACTGCCATCGATCGGATGCGCCGTCGAGAACAATGCAACGCCATCGCCTTGGACCGCCGGATTGAAGACGGTGCCGTTGTTGAGAACATTCGCGGCGTAAACCTCTTCGGTTTCCTTGAACGCCTCCATCAGGCCGTCGTTGTTCGGACCGAACTCACTCTTGTATAGGTTGTCGTCAATCGCTTTTCGCGTGATGGCATACATCAACCCTATCTCAAAATGTTCGGCGTTGTAGACGAAGCGCTGCCCCGAATTATTGTCGGCGGCGGTCGGAGCGCCTTCGTTTTTGAGCTGGGCGTAGCCAAGGAAGCGGACCGCGGCGCGCCGTTCAAGGGCCATCTGCGAATCGACGGATTTGAAGATCTGCGGCCACTGCCGCTCGATCATCTTGTATTTGCCGTCGATACCCCATAACCCGGGCAACAACAAATCGCGGATTTGAGAGAGTGCTACAGGCATGGTCGTTTCTCCTTACGAGCTACGCGCCGTAAGATTATTACGGTCGCAGTTGTTAAGGCGGACGATGACCATGTTCGCCGGGGTAGTGTTGTCCGTGCCGTTGATGAAAGCAGCAGTGCCAACAGCGGGCACCGCAGGCGGAGCATATGCCGAGTAGAAATCGACAATGCGGAAAGGAAGGGTGTTGGTTGAACCTACGGTGGAAGACAGCAATTGTGCGTTTGACAATCCCGTCGTGCCATTAGCAGAGGAGTAACTGCCAAATCCGGCGTTCAGTCCGATAAACGAAGACGTGAACGCCGCGCTGGTCGAGCCCTGGACCAGGAAGTTTCGGTCCGGATCATCGATAATCCAGCAGCGGACGTCACCAGTCGAGTTTGTGACGCTGCCGTTGTAGGAGTTGGACCAGACGACACGTCCAGCGGTCGGGATAAACTGCTCGCATCCTTGGAAGACGCCGCGAATAAATCCGATACCGGAAGACCCAATTCCAGAGGTGATGCCGGTAATGTAGTTACCGGAAAGGTTGGTGCCACCGGCTGACGACGTTGCGATCGGATCGCCGCGGAGAAGGATGGACGCATCAGTCGACGCAATCCAGGCCGGCGTCAAGCCTGCGGTCGGAGCGCCACCTTCCTGGCGACCAAACTCCTGGAATCCACCGGTCGGGGCGGTAAGGGTATTTGCCATGAAATGGCTCCTACTGCTGACCGGAGCTTGGCGGGCGGCGCCAAGTCGATCGAGTGAGCCATCACGGCGGGTGATGGTGGGTATTCAAAGTCGACTACCCGGGTAGTCGACCGTTCACTTGACATTTACCTAAAAATATTGTCCCGCGCAAGGTCAGTAATTGATGTCCTTGGGGACCTCAATCCCTTCCCTTGAAATCGAGATTTTGTTCTGCCGCGTCGCCGTCGGATGATTGCCGCCCGGGATATTCAAGCCGGCACCGAGCTCGGCCACCTTGATCCGCAGCGGCTCGTCGGCCGCGCGGCGATCCCGCGCCTTGGCCTTCTCGTGGATGGCAATCGGCCGGGCAACCAGCATGCAATCCTCAACGCAGATCGTGTCATCCGTGCCTTTCGGCATGAACAGCCCGTCAAGAATGCCATCAAAGTCCGTGCCGTTGACCGGCGTCCAACCGCCACGGCGGAAGCGCGCGATCTCCTGCGGCGCGTCCTGCCCGCGCACCGATCGCGTCACCCACTGCAAGGCAACGCCGTCCCGCGCAAGCGCGCTGACAATGTGCTGTGGAATAGCGAGCCGATCGACTTCACTGGCCAGAAGTTCGTCGCCAGTATCATCATCCCAGTTCGGTTTGGCCTTCATCTTGCTCCAGATGGAAGGACGCTTTGACGTTTCCGGATCATCCTGAACTGGAGCCCCCAACGAACGGCGGCGACGGATTTCGGTCATCGTTGTTCTCCGTAATGCCCGGATGCCTTGGCTTCTCGCAACCGCAACACCCCGCGGGCGTAGGTCACTTCGTCTACCCCTGAGATACGCGCATGCTCGCGCTGTTCGGGGGTAAGCTCAACGCGCGTGGGCGCTGCGGCCCCGCCAGTCGGCGATGGCGCAGATCTCTGCACCGGGGCGCTCACGGGCATGCTGTTTCCTTTTCTCTCAATAACCGGTTCTGGTTCTGGCGCTGCCTCAGCGCTACGATACCCCAATTCGCTTTCCAACGCCGCGAAATATTCCGGAGTGTCAATCGCGATGCCAGCTTTGACCGCCTTGTGATGCGCCCAGCCGAGTCCGTTATTTTTGACCGGGTCCGTCATGGCATCGGGATGGGACTTCAACCAATTCTTCTGGCTCGGCGACAGCTGGTGCATGGTGTCGATATATTGATCGACCGTCAGCTGCGGCTGTGTACGCTGTTGCTGTTGACGAGGCTGTTCGGTTTTGAGCGTTTCACGTCGCTGGTCGAGATACGCCTTGTTGTCCTCGTAGCGCGCGAGATAGGCCGAAGCGGTCGACATCCGGCGTTGTGCTTCCGCGGCCGCGGCGTAGTCCTGCGCCTCCATGGCAACGGCGTAGTCAGTCTGCGCCTTGTCGCCATCGGCTTTTGCCGCTGCAATGGCGTTGACCGTCTCGTTGTAAAGCGCCTGTTCTTCCGCGACTTCAGCTCTCGCAGCCGTGTTCGCATGTTCGTTGGCGATGCGGATAGCTTCCGCCGTCTGCCGCTGCGCTTCCGCCGCTTGGGCGCGCGACAACGCTTCAGCGGCTTTAAGATCATCGAGCTGCTTCTGAAGCGGGTTGGGGGCTTCCGTTTCGGGCGCCTGCTCAACAGGAGGAGGTGCTGTTACAGAAGCAGCGCTGCTTTCGGCGGCGACCTGGATTGGCGGATCAGTCAGTTCGATCGTAACCGGCTCACTGACCGGGGTAAGGGCTGCTTCTTCGGCGGTACGAGCGGGTCTAATTTTGGGCATCAGAACACCAGATTCGGATCAGAAATGCGCATGCGGATGCGCTCATAGGGAATGAGCCGGCAAGGGGCGTTGTTAAACTGAATCGGCCAGCCGTCCTTAATGTTGAACGCGACCCAGGTGCCGATCCTGGCGTTCGCCCCTTTGTCCTCTTCCCATTCCGACCACGCCAGCGGGCCCTTTTTCAAAACCAAGCCGGTTTTGGATTGCCACTCGTCTTCCTTGACGTTGTCAGACGGCTTGATGATTCCGCCAGGAGTTTTCTCATTCTGGATGAAAGTGCCGACCAGCACGAGATCGCCAAAGACTTCTTCCTTGTCGAGATCTCCAACAGCTTCCAGAATGGCACGCCTGGGATCGTCCGCTTGCGCCAAAGTTGCAACTTTACTGGCACCTAAAACCGGCATTTAGCCTCCATTGTTTTCGCCGTCTATTTCCTGTGAAATCCTAAGCGCTTCACGAAGTCCTTCGGCGCAACCAACAATCTGTCGATACGATGCGTAATCGCTCGTCGGGGCGAGTGTCAATTGCTGCCCCAACGCCGCAAGACGCTCCTCAATCCGTTCTTCCAGCAACCGGCCATGCCGGCTGTATGCTGTCACTTACCAGCCTTCTGCAAACGTCCAACGCCTGATTCTGCCCCGGCCGTCGGAAGCCGCCCGCCGCGAGCGTACTTGCCGCCGTGCGCCACGGCATCGCTCTTGGACGATGAGCGCGAATAGGCGCTTCCCGTCGCATGTTTGCTGGCGCCGGCCGGCTGTTCCTCAAGAATCTTGCTGACGCGTTCGTAGGATTTCTTGGTTTCGCGGTGTTGTTTAAAAGGATGGCTCATTTCCTGATCTTCCCATAGTTGGAAACCTGCCGGGCCGGAGATCCAACAAACACCTCCGCCGGCTCCTTGGCTGCGTCCCCGAGCTCCGTACGCTTGTAATCGGCGATGCCTGGCACCGTCATTTTAGATTGCTGGTGCGCAATGCGCTCCGCGCGATCGGGCGGGTATTCACCGGGCTTGCCGACCATGCGTTCTAGCTTGGAATGAAAATCCTTACGGGCATCGCCTTGGTTAGGATGTGCCATCAGCTCTTTCCTTTCGGCTTGCGCGCTGCCGTAGCGGCGGCTATGCGCGCCATCTGCTTCTTGTGCTCCAGCTCGGTTGCGTGGCGTTCTTCCAGCTGCCGGGTGTTCTGCTCGTGGCGTTCCTGGTCGCGCGCCAAACCCTGCTGATGCGCAAGTCCGTCCCGGTGGAGTTGGTGCGCGTGCCGCTGGCTTTCAACGCCCAGCTTATGCTGGTTCGATATTGCTTCGGATTCCAGCTCGTGCCGCTGCCGAACCATATCCAAGCCAACCTGCGCAACCGTGCGCAACTGCTCGTTCCCAATATCTGCCTGTGCTGCCTCATTGTCACGCCGCAGCTCGTGCGCATGGATGACGTATTCCTGCTGGAGCTTCAGCATATGCTCCAGATAACGCAAATGCTCGATGCGCTCACGCGACGCCCGCTCGTTATCGGCCCCCGCGATCTTGGCCTGGGACTCGGTTTGTTTGATCTGGGTCTGCACCCAGGCAATTTGCGATTTGGTGCGCTCGGCTTCCGCCTTCTGCTGGATGGCAATAAGCCGCGGATCGGGCGGAGGCGGAGCCGGTTGAAGGTTGATGATGCCTTCGGGATCGACCCCGGCGATTTTGAAAATGCGCTTGAGCGCCCCCATCTGGTTCATCAACTGCGGGTACTTGCCAGCCAGCGCGTCAACTAGCGCCGCTTTGGCAACGCGGTGCAATGATGTCGGGTTGTTGGGATCGGCAACCGGCACTAGCTCGCGTTCGTTCAACGCTTTGATGAACGCTTCCTGAGACCAGTTGACAGCGCGCTTCTTATCATGCCGCCAGAACGCTTCCGGATCCTCGCGGAAACGCTCTTTCAACAGTCTGAATTCCTCGCCTTGCGCGGTGTGCAAGCGCTTGTGGACACTGTCCATGATCTTGGTCGCTTGCTCGATCAGCGCCATCGTGGTGCCGACCGGCGTCTCCTGCTTGCCTTCCCCGATATTGATCTCAGCCGTCTGGCCAAGCCGCTGGCCCACTTCCTCAATGTGCTGCGCAAAAGCAGTGAAAGACGCCCCCGGCTCCTTGTACGGAACCGGCATGATAGCGCTTTGAATGCTTTGCCCTGCCGGCACATCAATGGCTATGCCGCCGCCAGGCGGAACACGCAGCTGGTTTGTCAGCTGTCGGCCAGCGCCCTTCGTGTAAAGAAAGCCCGGGAAATTAGCGAACATGCCGGCGTCGATGAATTCGCGCCAGATCGCAGTGAGTGCCGTTGTAGTGGCACCAAGAATGTGAAGCAGCCCGAGCCCGTAGAATCCGAGCCCCCGGATGAAAGGAAACTGCACAAAAAACTGCTTGGCGATGCACTGATCGTCATCCCGATCCCAGTTACGCCGCACTGCCAAAACCTGACGCGATTCCTTTTCAAGCGTCACAACGTACGGAAGCGGAAGCGCTTTGCCTTTGAACTGGGTCGGCGCGAACTGCTCAAGATCAAGTTCACAATAGCATTCGTACAACGTGAAAGTCGCATCTTCCGGTCGGGGCGAATGCGTCTTCTGCCCGGTGATCTCTTCCTTCTGTTTCTCAACCGGGTTGAGCGCTTCCACCTGCGGCTTGCGCAACGGGATATCTCGATAGGCGCCAATGAGCTGCATGCGGCGAAGTGTCGCAGGGCGCATATTCGGGATTTTGTGCGTGACGCGGCCGGCGTTGCGCAAATCGGTCGCCGCATTGGACACGATCAGGTTTTCAGGCTCAACCGATTCGGATACCGGCCGCCGTCGCAGCGGGCAATTGTAGACCTTCTTGAATCCATCTCCGCCAAAGCCGATCGTGAACATCATCCGGTCGGTATCGGGCACATACTCAGTCGCCGTCACCGTCAGATAATGATTCATGTCCTTTTCGAGCAGCTGCCCCAGCTCATCCAGCTCCTCGACGCCTTCCCCCTCCGGAGGAGGTGGAGGCATGGGAGGAATCGGCGGGGGCATGCCTTCCATCGGCGCCCCGCCGTTATGCCCCATGGGGGGAAATGGCGGCGATGCCGGTTGGGGAGGCTGCCCCGGCATCGCAGGAGGCGGGCCTGGGGGGACCCCGCCACCTCCAGGCATCCCCCCGGGAAACGGAGGAGGCCCTGGCATCGGAGGCGGCATCCCAGCGCCGGGGCCCGGAGGCGGCGGAACAGGAGGGGGAGCGCCCCCTTGCCCCGCCGGCTCCGGACGCATCGGCCGGTCATTCCGCACTTTGACCGGCCCCGCGGCTGGAAGCAGTTCGCCCAAAGCGTTCGCCTGAAAGCGGATAACCGCCTCCAGCAAAAGTGGATGCCGGATCGAAGACATGCCTTCGAGCGGCGCAGAGGAAGTCCCGCCGTCGGCGCGCGGCTCCTCCAGTTTCAACCCAAGAAGCTTGATAGCGCGCGTTCGCGTATCCAGCCATTCGCGCCGGGAATCCTCGTCATATTGGATGCCGGTAAGCAGATCAGATGCGATCCGGGACAGTTCACCGTCTTCGATCTCATTCGCAATATTGCGGAAATAGTCGGTGTCGTCGGCGGGGGTTTTGTTGAAAACCGGGTTGAAATCGATGACAACCGAGCCACCCGGCTGCTCTATTTTCTGGATCCCGTTTTCGAGCGAAACCCCCGACGGCGCTCCCGGCACTTCAACAGTCGTTGGAGGCAACGGCGGCCCGAAGGGAGAATTCTCCCCAATCTGAGGCGGAGGCTGGACTAAACGAAGCGAGGTGGGAGCGGCCATTTCACACAATTACCATGGGGTCAGGCTGGGTACAACGGCTCCAGCTTCGGCCGGTAACGAAGCTCCTCTTCGACTTCCAACGTGCGTTCTTCCTTACGCTGGATCCAACCATTGCGCCGCAAATAAATGAGCGCCTGAGACATGCTGTCCGCCAAATCGTCGTGCGCGGCGCGCGGGATCGCCGCAACCTGGTTGATCATCTCATCCGCCCAGGTTTTGTCGGGAGCCCAGACAAGTCCTTCTGCGAACAAGTGCGCTACTGTCTGCAAACGGGCAACCTTGTCCGGAGACTTGATGAATCCGCTGCGCGGATTGATCAGCTCGACACTGAAATCGAACGCGCTGAAAAGCCGGTTCAATTCCTGCGCAACCGAGTGCCCGGCGGCTTTGTCTTCAACCAGAAGCTTGTCGACCTTGAACCGTTTGCATTCAGCGCCGACACGCAGCACCAAATTGTGGATCTGCAAACGCTCGGCCCAGCAGATCACGAGCATGATCTGCGGATTGCCGTTCTTGTCACGCCACATGCCCCAGATGGACAAGGCGGAAGGATCGTTCTCTTCTTTCTCGGTGTAAGCCGTATCGAGCGACGCCGTGAGATATTCAAACGGCGGGTAGGTCCCTGGAGCAGCGCCGTTCTCAGCCGCGGCTTCATCGTCCCACAGCTGCCACCAGTCTTTTTTGATAATGCCGCCTCCGCGCGGCGCCGGGCGCTGCAGGTATTGGCACGCGAAGGCATATTCGCCGATTTCATGTTCCAGCTTGTCGACTTCGGATGCCGGATAGCGCGCGGGCCAGAGTAATTCCCCGTCTTCCTTGCGCGGATCTTCCCAGAAAATCGCTTCTTCCGGAATCGCCGCTATTTCATCGTCGATAAACGTCTTTATGCTTCCATTATCCCAAGCATTCACATGCTTTACCGGGATGTAGGTTATTGGCACGCAAAAATGGACGTAACTACCGGTCAAACCTAGTTTTCGAAGCTGTTCTTCCTTGAAAAGAATGTCCCCGGCGACGTCAGCCTCGTGCACACGCTGCATGACGACGCCGAGCACGCCAGTCTTGCGATCGTTGAGGCGCGAGGGGATCGTTTCGTTCCACCACCGCACCACGCCGCCGCGTACTTCCTCCGATTCAGCTTCTTTCACGAGATGCGGGTCATCCGCAAAGACACACATTGCGCCCCAGCCGGTCGCGCGGGCGTCGACCGAGCTCGCCATGCGATATCCACCCTTGTCATTCTCAAAATGTCCCTTGGTGTTTCGATCGGAGACGAGTTTGAAGCGTCTTCCCCAATGTTTTTGATACCAACGCGACTCGACAAGTCTCCGGCACTTCAAGGAATGCTCCAAAGCGAGCGCTTCAGCGTAAGACGCGTAGAAAAACGACACCTGCGGGCCGCTCTGAGGGCCTTTTGTGCGTTGCGCCCATACCCAGGCGGGGTAGCAAATAGAAATAATGTTCGATTTCGCCGTGCGCGGCGGGACATTAATCAAAAAACGCTTGATGGTCCCGCGGGCAACCTGCTCCATATGCCGACAGAGGTCGCGCAGGTGCCAGTTATCCTGAAAAGGCGCCGGATCGAAGTGTTCCCAGGCCGCTTTAACGAACTCATGAAACGAATTCTCATACTTCTCAGCGTTTTTGAGAGTCTGACACGCCTGAAGTGCTTCCGCGAACCGAATGAGAAGACGTCTTTTTTCTGCTTCCGACTTCATTCCAACAATTCCTGTTGACTTACCCATAGCATGCGACGTACAAAGCCCAAAATGTACCAAAATGTGGAGCCCAGAGCTTGGCTACGATCCACTGGCACCTGCAGATCACGTGTGAATCTTCCGTGAAATCGCAATTTTTGAAATTATGCCATGAAGAACGCCGGTCGGCGGCCAACCTGGTACGTATTCTGATCGAACGCGAGATCGAGGACCGTAAAAATGACCCGAGATGAACTTGTAGAGCTGCGACAAAAACTCCTCTTGGGATTCCCGCCCTACGAGACTGGGGCAATGGGAGAGTTGATGCGAAAATCCGGGATCGCGGGGCTGCATGAACGCCGCCGGTTGGGAACTTATGACACCAATGCAAGCGGGATCCTGCTTGCGCTGGAAACGATCCTGACGCTGTGCGATCACGCGCTCGACAACATGCCGCGAGGGAAGGACGAATGACGCCAACGATATCAACCCCGCGGATGATCGTGAAGCCGTTGGTAAATGCTACGCCACGGCAGGTGCGTTGGTTGAACACATCGGAGATCGTAAAACATTCGGAACAGCGGCATGTGAAGCATACAATGGAAACCCAGATGTCGTACGTCACCACATTCGAAGGGCATCTATGGGGGATCCGCGACATCGATAAAGATGTTCACATCGGCAACGTTTCGGCCGCCATAGACAAGAACAACAACGTCGCGGACGTCGGCATCCTGATCGGTGAGTGCGATTACTGGGGCAAAGGATACGGACAAGAAGCCTGGATCGCCGTCTGCAGCTGGCTTCTCGACAAGGAAGGCGGCCGGTTGCGCAAGATCGAGGCGGGCTGCATGGCGAACAACGTAGCGATGTTGAAGATCATTGCTGCTTCGGGGTTCACCTACGAAGGCGAACGGCTCAATCACTTCCTGTTTAGAGGACAGCCGGTTGGGATGAAATTGTTCGGGAGATTCCGTTGAAACTTATACCGGTGAAGGAATTCCCATGGGCCGCGCAGGTTCTTTACGACCTGCTGAAAGTTCGCGCGCCAGAAGAAAACATCTCGCACCGGGTAATGCCGAGTTACGAGGAACACATCAATTTCTTCGAGTCCAATCCGTACGACGCTTGGTATCTGATCGAGAAAGAATTTTGTACTGAATATTTTGGAGCAATATACATCAATCGAGGCGAGATCGGGATCCACCTGTTTCCTCAGCATCGAAATAAAGGTTACGAAATCATTGCAATCAGGATGCTGTTTGCGAAGTGCGCGCTCGAACGCTACTTCATAAATGTCGCCGTTGATAACAGAGCCCTGGCCGATGCCGCAAAATATCTTGGTGGAAAAATGATCCAGGTAACATACGAGATCAAAAATGAACGTGCTTGAGCGCGCAATCAAGAATTTCTGGGATAAGCAAGCTCAGGAAAACGGCCCCGGGCAGAAGGCGACCAATGAGGATACCTGGTATCGCTCACTTGAAATTCGAGAGATTATCAAGGAGCTTCGCAAAGAAAGATCCTTTATCGACGTGTTGGATGTCGGCTGTGGCAACGGATTTTCGACCAACGAATTTGCAAACGCTTTTCCACTAATGCACTTCGACGGTATAGATTTTTCCGAAGAAATGATCAAGCAAGCCAGGCAACGAAAGGCGTTTGGCGTGCAATATTACACTGCTGATGTCACCGACATGCGCGATTTTTCACTGCGTCAGTATCCATCCCAATACGACACTATAATTTCAGAACGATGTCTGATCAATCTGGTGGGAGATGGGAAGCAGGAACAAGCGGTACTCCAGTTGAAAAGCCTTGTAACTTCAAATGGGCGAATAATCATCGTCGAGAATACGCTGGATGGGCTTATCCGCTTGAACAGGATTCGCGCCAAGCTGGGGTTACCGTGGATCCGAACGCGCTGGCACAACAGATATCTGGATCACGACACGTTCCTGCCCCTCCTGAAAGAACACTTCAATCACGTTGAATGTCGCAATATCGGGACGCCCTATTATCTTCTCTCTCGCGTGATCTATGCGAAATACGCTGACATGCGCGGGATAGAACCGGATTATAACAACTGGATGAACCGGTTTGCGTGCAAGCTGCCGCCTATATCAGGATGGTGGGCAAGTCCTAATATGATGTACGTTTGTTCAGGGAAAAAGTCATGAAGCAATCGGATGTGTTCGCAAGCGGAGAGGGCGATGCTTGGTATGCTCGCAACGAAGCAGCATTGGCGCTATCAAAAAAGATCGACCGTATAGCTGACGATCCAGTCTTAGCAATGATCGAAAAGCATGTTGGCAATCCTGAATTCATATACGAAGTAGGATGCGCCGACGGCTGGAGATTAAGCGATGCGTGGGCGCGTTTCAATTGCAAGATCGGAGGTGTTGACCCATCTCGCACAGCAATAAATGAAGCGGCTAAAACTCTTGAAAATGTTTATTACGGCAATGCGTGCAGGCTGCGGGGGGCAGAAGGATGTGACGTCCTGATTTATGGATTCTGCTTGTACTTATGCGATCCGGAAGATTATTTCGAAATCGCATTCGAAGGGAACCGGGTCCTGAAGGACGAAGGGTATCTGATCATCCACGATTTTGATGTGATAGATGAAAGGTCGCGCCGGGTTCCTTACAAGCACAAAGAAGGAATTTTTTCCCATCACGTTGCGTTCGAAAATTTGTGGGCGGGGCATCCTTGGTATCAGGTGTTGGAGACGCGGTATCGAGAAGAGCAAGCGTTCACGATTTTGAAGAAAGATAGCAAGGGAGCGTGGAAATGAAGATAGCTGTCCTGGGACTGGGCTCGATCGGGTTGCGGCATGCGAAGAATTTAAGGAAACTGGGAGCGGATGTGATTGGCTATGATATTGATGAGATGAAGCAGAGGGAATTTCAGGGGAAAGTGGTTTCCCGGAACTTCGCGCTGGAACAATGTGAAGCTGTTTTGTCGGCAACTCCAACAGAGCAACACATGCACGATTATATGAGTATTGGCGTAAAACCATTGTTTATGGAAAAACCAATGTTCAATAAATTAGAACGTCCAGAAGAATTCTACCGCGACGATTTCAAAACGCAAAAAGTATGGGTCGGATATATGCTTCGCTTCCATCCCTGCGTCCGCTTCGCCGCCGACAAGATCGCATCGGGGCAGATCGGGAAGCCGTTATGGGCGACGTTCATCGTGTCCCAGCTCAACACGAAATACACCGACAGCGTGGTGCTAAACTGGTCGCACGAGATCGATCTGGCTTTGCACCTGTTCGGGCCGGCGCAAGTGCTGTGCGCTTCGGTGAAAACCGAAGAGGAAGTGGACGTAATCGCGGACTTCGTCCTGGAACACATCACTGGCGTGCGTTCCACAATCCACATGGATTACGTGACGAAGCAGGAGATCAGGGAATTCTGGATTGCGGGAACGGAAAGAAATGTGGGGGCTGATCTTGTCGGCCGGTCAACAGTGTGGGGGCGAAGCTATGAGGTCCACAGCGGAAGTTGGGATGGAGATTATTTCAATGAGATGGCGGCCTGGATGAAAGTTCTAGAGGGGGAGGAGGAATCCTTTTTGGCGACGGGGCAGGATGGGGTCGATGTTGTCAGGATTTGTGAGCAAGTCAAGGAGATGGCATCCAGATGAAGACTGTAGCAATTATTCAGGCTCGCATGGGATCGACCAGGCTCCCCGGCAAGGTGCTGATGCCGCTCGGCGACGCACAAGTCCTGAACTGGGTCGCCGGCGCCTGCATGAGCGCGATCGGCGTTGATGAAACTTGGATTGCCACTTCGACACTTCCAGCTGATGATAAAATAAAAGATTTTTGTGATAACAACTACATTTATATGCCGTGTTTCCGCGGTTCGGAAACCGACGTGCTTTCCCGCTTCCACGAATGCGCCCTGGAAGCAGAAGCCGATATCATCCTGCGCCTGACTGGAGATTGCCCGTTCCTCGATTCGCGCGTGATCTCGGAAGTCGTGGAGCTTCGCAAAAGGACGGGAGCCGCATACGCCTCGAACGTCGATCCCCGCACTTTTCCGGATGGGCTGGATGTGGAATGCTTCACGCGCGAAGCCTTGAAAGCTGCATACTCGGAAGCAACCGATCCTATCGACCGCGACACCGTCACCTATTGGATCCGACGAAACCGGTCCCGCTTCCCGGCCGTGAACCTGGCGTGCTCCATTCCTGGAATGCAGAATGAGCGGTGGGTCCTAGATACCGAGAAGGATTACCAATTCTGCCAGAAGCTCGCTAACCATGATACGATCAGCATGATGGAAATCCTAGAAATACTGGACGAGCATCCGGAATACCGACAGATCAACAACCCAACCGGCACAAACCCCGGAATGAACGAAAGGTTCTATGATGCGCTGGTTCAGGAGAAAATCACCCCTCGATCCTATCACCGCTCCCAGCAGCTCCTCGAACGCGCCGAGACCATCATCCCGCTCGGAGCGCAAACCTTCTCCAAGTCAAAGCTCCAGTTCCCCCAACCCGCAGCATCCTTTCTCAGCCACGGAGACGGATGCTATGTCTGGGACTGCGACGGCAACGAATACGTGGATTGCATGTCCGCACTGTTACCAGTTGTCCTTGGTTATCGTGATCCCGATGTCGACGGAGCAATCCGAAGACAGCTTGATGCCGGAATCTCCTTCTCCCTCGCGACCGAGATCGAGTATGAACTAGCATCGAAGCTGGTGGAACTGATTCCCTGCGCCGATATGGTGCGGTTCGGCAAGACGGGGACGGATGCGACGACAGCTGCGGTACGGTTGGCGCGGGCGTTCACGGGGCGCTACATAGTCGCGGTATGC